CAGTCGTAAGATTGGATTACCTCCTTCTTGGAGAAGGGAAGTAAAACCTTTTTCGGTTCCGATAATGACCTGAGATTATCCGCAGTGCTTAGTGAGTTATCTTATAACAAACTAACTGCAGAGGTGGCACCTTGATAACTGGCGTCCCTGAAAAGGAACAGCGCAGTAGTCTTAGCCAACAACTAACCATAATAAAAGATGAAGAAATTTATATTTAATATAAATCCTAAATCCCTCAAAAGATTAACTGTTGATACACCTAAGTCTATGTTTTCGCTTAAGGATTCGAAAGGATTCTTATCTATTTTATTAAAATATTCTTGGAAAATTTCCTCGATAATTTTTAATAGAGTAAAAGTTGTCTCTCGAGTTAAAACTATACATAACTTTGGGCAATTTATTCTAAAAATGAATAAATGCCATGGAACTTCATTCACAATTAAGTGGATGAAAGCTTCATCAGTCGCACTACAACGTTTCCTTGCAGGATCTCCTTACAAATCGTTAAGAGACGCAGAACCTTCTATGCCACTTCCGAGACTCCATAATGGAATCCCTTTCATTATCCAGTCGCAAGATCGAAGATCTATACGAAATGGTAATGCTAGTGTTATAAGATTCTGGTTGACATTGTTCAATCTATATCGAATTATAGAAGGACCACTCTCACCTAAGTTAAATACTATTACTGACCCTTATACAGGGGAGCAAAGTATACTTGATGAGTTTGATACCTTTATATCGAAAGATATGAAACGATTACTGAGAGAGTATTTACCCTCAAAGCAATCAATATCTGCCTCTTACATTGTTAAGTCGAGATCTGCCAGTACTAACGCAGGTGTAGCCATGTCTTCCGTACTATCCGATTTGTGTTGGATAGTCCAAGATGCTGATACCTATAACATATTTAAGCAATATGCTATAGCATCAAAATCTTTTGTGTTATTTAGAAAACTCGATAATTATACCGAATATCTATTTAACGCACTTACAAAAGGGGCCAGAATTCCAGTAAAAGGAAATATGGCATTTTGCGCAGAAGAAAATGGAGGAGAAGTTCGAAAAACTTTCCTACCTGATCAAAGAACGTGGACATTTGCTAGTCCCTCAGATGTAAATCTGAAGGGCGGTCAGCTTTCTCTTAAAGAGGAGGCTGCCGGAAAACTTCGTGTTTTCGCTATAGTCGATGTTTGGACACAGTCATTCTTAAAACCTCTACACTCTTATTTATTTAAGATTTTAGGGGCTCTACCTAACGATGGAACCTTGGATCAAGATGCTTCGGCATTGCGATCTATGGAGAAAGCGTTGCGACGTGGCCATGCTTGGTCAGTTGACCTAAGCTCAGCTACGGATCGTTTACCTATTGTTTTACAACAAAGTGTATTAACGACGCTATTTTCTAAAGCATTAAGTGATGCTTGGCGAAATCTGTTAGTAGAAAGAGATTATGTGTTAAACAGTTCTAAAATCACGGATCTATATCCCGTATTAGTTCCTGGTCACTACAAATACTCCGTTGGGCAACCAATGGGGGCCTTAAGTTCCTGGGCTATGTTAGCCTTAACACATCATATGATTCTGCAATTTGCAGTCCATAGATGCAAAGGAAAACAGGAGTTATGGTATGATTTATATGAGATCCTTGGAGATGACATCGTTATTTTCGATAAAGATGTTTATCTCGAGTATTGTAAAATACTAGATCTTTTAGGCGTGGGTGCAAACCCTGCCAAATCAATACCTGCCCCGACTATTCCTGCTTTTGAGTTTGCTAAGCGAACATCATTAAGCGGTGAAGATGTCTCAGGGTTATCATGGAATGAATTCCTTAAAGGAGATTCATTACCCGGAAAAGTTGGACTAATCTTGCGATTAGCTCTTAGACGAATCCAGCTATCACGAACTGCAATTGCAGCCGTGTTAGCCCGTGGAAGTCATGATATGACCAAACCTCTTAAGGCTGGCGCACATCATGCGCTTTTAGCTATTTTAGGATCATTAACCAAATCGGATAATAAATCGCTAGAATATGCAATTAGTGTACTGATAGATCCTCATAATGAGGAGGATGTTATAGAGCCCAAACGGGCTTCTATACCACTGCATCAGACTATGCAAAGCGTGGTCGAAATGCTGAAAGGTGAATCTTTTACGATTCTAGAAACTACGTTATCAGATTTTGATACGAGACTAGAACTCGCAAAGGATGAGCTGATCCCTTATATGAGTGAAACCGCCTATTTAAAGGCTTTAGCTATCACTAAACAAGTGGTATCAACTTATGATGCAAAGATAGACGAATTTGCCTTTACACTATTAGATTTATCTAATGTTAAAAATAATAATGTAATGTTAGCGCAACGTCGTAGTATAGCCGAGGATATCCTTTTACGGGATACCGACCCACAAGATCGTTTAGACGAACTTGAGGCTCGATTATACAAAGCAGCCAAATATGGTATGCCTATCTTAGAAGCCGTTAATATTTATAAAGACTCTACCGCTTACGCGATGAGCTTTAAATTTAACGAAGCTCCTAGACGTACTATACCAACTGAAAACTGGTTAGTGCTTCTTGCGGCTAAAGCCGGGATGCCTGGAGTACGTTGGTGGGACGCGCCTGCTGCTTTTGCAGGTTATGCGAACTACGAGTAACTCGAAGACAACAGCTTGACTAGACTTATAGTCCAGACTCTTCTTTTCATATTTAGGCGGAATTTAGTTGTGCACTATCTTCTGTCCTGAACTTGACTCTTTTCTAGTATAGAAAAGGGTAAATTCTATGGACCCTATATTTGGTAAATATAGGTGAAACTTAGTTTAAACATAGAATTCCTACCCAGGAAAGCGCGGGATCCCTAATACTTTATTCTCTACCAAAGAGTAAATAAAGGAATGGAGAAAGCGCCTCTTTCACTATATGATGTGAAGATGGGCAAGAGCACCTCTTTAGAAAATTTCTCGAAAGGGAGATGGGGCTAAAGAGTATAGGGATT